GCACGGGTCAAGTTACTCTGCAACGGGTATGGACTGAGATAGTAGAGGAGGTCTCTTTTCGAGATCTTACACATATCTATCGACGTTCACACTTCCGGCTCGGTAAACTGGCCGTTAAACAAGAGGCCGCAGGGAAAACACGTGTCTTTGCGATCACCGATTGGTGGACTCAATGTGCATTGCGTTCTCTCCATGATCACTTGTTTCAGCTGCTCAAATCCCTTCCCACTGATGGGACTTTCGATCAAGATGCTGCGGTCGATACGTTTCGAGTTGAGTATGCAAATACTCCTCTCTATTCGTTCGATCTATCAGCAGCTACTGATAACATTCCAGTCGTCTTGTCTGAATCTGTCTTAGCCTATTGGCTGGGACCAGAGCAGGCTCGATTATGGAAGTTATTAATAGTTGATCGGGAGTTTGATCTTCCTTATAAAGTTCCAGGGAAACCCGTCCGTTATGGGCGTGGTCAACCTATAGGAACTTTATCCTCTTGGGCTATATTAGCCATTACTCATCACGCACTCGTCCAGCTTGCAGCGATGCAAGTTGGTAAATTCCCTTATTTGGGATACCGAGTGTTGGGTGATGATATTGTAATTTCTGGAACGGAAGTAGCTGAGGCATATCGTTCTATTTGCTCAGAGTATGAGATCCCAATTAATCAAAAGGGTTTCATTTCTTTACCGGAAACCGCTGTTCAAGGTAATTCCTTGTTCACGTTTGCGGCTCAGATTTGTTGGGGGAGTTACAACTTATCTCCCCTTTCCCTTAAAGATGAATTGATGATCAATTCTCTTGGGCAAAGAGTGAATGCTCTTGTGAAATTGGTAGCACGTGGTGGATTTATTGATAATATTCCGTCTATCCTTACTTCTGTTGTAAGAAGTTCGGTAGGTCGGTTATCATACGCCAGCGGTGCTTTCGCTAAGATGTCAGGAGGAATCATTCCTGATGAATTGAGGGCCCTTGTGGCGGCTCTGCTCTATCCTACAGAAGATCCGATAACTAAGGGTGTAAACCCTAGTGGTCGGTTATTCCGTTGGGACCAAGCACCTCCGTTTTGGAGAACTTTCTCTTATCTTTTCGATAAAGGGAAAACTCTTTACGGAGACCCGCTGCGGGTGACCTCAAATTGGTCGGATAAATTGCTTCTGACTTCACCGGCACGTAAGTACTGGTTAGGTCTGCTAGGAGTTTGCGAACAAACTGTGCAGAACTTCGGTCGTCGGCTGGGAGATAAGATCGTGGAGAATCCTCCAAGTGATTATTTCCCAGTATCGATAATTCCGAGTCTGCATCGTTCAGCAAAAGTAGGAGTGCCCGAGTTAACTGATGTTAATCGGCCAATCCTGCATTTCCTGGCGAGCACAACCTTTGCTAACCCTATCGATCGGGCGATCGGTGAATCTTTAATCACCGGTCCGATGACCGAGTTAGGCCGAATGCTGGCTCCTGATGAACAGGAACCGCACTTGACTAAAGGTACAGCTGCCGAAATTGCAGAATCCTATGCTCATCTAGTGATGCTCATTGGAGATTATTCAGGCTCAATTCGTTATCGTTTAATATACAATGACGAATATGAACCGAATGATGGCCAATTTGCATTCTATTATGACCTTCTTACTGAACAACTGCTTGAGATGTCTGATAAAGAGCGACGCTCGAATAAACAAGCGTTGACTCTTGAATTGGACTCTCTCGCGCCGGCAGTTTGGAGCACTATGTCCGAGTAGTAATCTTCTTTCTTATTGTCATGATGACAACTGCCTTGACCTGATTCGTCACCAGGAAGGGGAAGATGTA